CCGAATCTCCTGTACTGTTATTTACAAATCTCACACTCCCTATAGGGACAGTTACAACCCAACCGTCCTCTTTTTCAATGATTGCTTCTGGCGCCGACATATGACCGCCAATAAATTTATGGAAATATCCAGTAAACTCACACACATCATCATTCCAAATCTCAACACTTCTTAGTTTTTCCATAATAGTTTTATCCCTTCTCAGTTTTTGTTTCTCTAAAATAACCTTTGTAAAATATCCTTTGCTTTGGTTCCGACCCTAAACCGCTCAAAATTATAGGACCAGACCCAATAAGTTTTACTCCAATACATTTTAAGTTATTTCTTTCGAGGTCATCCATGATGGCAATGAAAGCGTCACCCTCGTTAAAGCCTTTCTGCTCCAATGTTTCTTTTAAATCTCTCCGACAATCTATCCATCTTTCCTTGAGTTCGTATTCCTCGATTTCACCTGTATCAACACTAGGTACTCGTAAGATTTTCAGATCGCAATTACTTACATGCATATAGACTTTCCTCTACTAACTGATTGCTTCGTATGCAAAGTCAATAAACTCTTTACTGACACCATTGTTAATATACAACTCTTTCAATTCACCAAATTGATCTGACATATCATCAAAAGGGTAATCCTTGTCATTTTTTTGTTGCTCAAACATAACCTGCGCTACTTGCCAGATAATTTGCTCATATTCTTTTGTTAACTTCGGATTATTTCTTTTCATCACCAGCACTCCCATTTTTAAACATGCGCATCTTTCCTGTACTCAAGTTTTTTATTTATATCTTCTTTTAGCTCGTTTAGATTTATGTACTCCTTGCCGTCTAAGTAAAAAACAAAACCATCCGCGCAGTCGTGAAATCTCCATTTAAACCTACTAGCATCGTTTTTGTAATTTTCATTATGGATATACTTTTCGTGCATTACTTCTTGCTCGTTTTGACACTCAAAGCAGGTATCCTGCTCGAACTCTGTGTATTCTCCACACCTTTCACATTCCATCACCAGTACTCCTAACTCTCAATTTTATATTAAAAAAACTCAACTTTCTCATCAAGCTTAATAGCTCTCTTTAATCCACTAATCCACGCATCATAATGCTGAATCATAAACTGAGAGACGCAATGCACCCCATTTCTATTCCGTGCTGTGCCTTTAAAGTTGATAAATTTATCTCTGTGATCGACCATTGCATCCAATAGCTTTACAGTTTCATTTGTTGAAATCTCACCATCACAGTCAGAGTGGTTCAGAAGTATATATATGTCACTTTCTGGTAACTCGCTCCACTTCTTTCCTCTGGCACAAAACCCCTCCATTTCAGATAGGTCGAAGCCCATACTTGCTGCTATCAATGTTCTAAATACTGAAAATGAACTGTATGGCCCATTCCAGCAACCATGTGTTGTATCTAGTCCCATATTGCCTCCCTTATTGTTTTACTAGTCTTCCACCTGTTAGGAAGTCCTCTATGTCATATTGTGTAATTCTTTTAACACCGCCCTTCATATTGAACTGATTAAGAACGTCTTTTGCTACCAATTGAAGATCTCCAATCAATTCGTCCACAGATTCGTATGGATTGTCTTTATGACTGTTAATGATCTTCTCGACAAGGACAGCTTGCCCTATTGCCAGTGTGGTCATGATCTCCTCGCTATACCATTTAGATTTTATCTTTAATGGGTTTTTTGGGTTGGGAAATCTGGCCCATGTTAACTGATTTATAACAGCATTATTTTCCTCGGTTATGATTTTACTTATCATGCCTACTCCAAAAAGCAACCCCCTGACTAACTAGAGGGTTGCGCTCGTAAAGATTAATTGTTAAGTGCTAGTCTAAAATATTGTAAATTGTTGAAATATCTTTATCTGGTAAAATTCCAATAGTGTCGTATAATCGAGAAAATGCATTGATATAGACACCCTTACTCTCTGATTTGAAGCTGCACCAGTTTGTTGCTGTTATCATTGAGCCAAGTGTAAAGACAATTTCGTTGCAGACAATGTCACTCTGGGAACCGTAATTAGACCATTTGTATGATGGTAGCTTTTCTTCAGTTGATAACTTGAAGAATTTAAGACCATTGTACTCGAACAACTCAAGTGATACCTCTTTCTTGTTGAGAGAGTCAGCTATTAAGCATGCCTGCATGGCCAGGAGGCTGCGACACGGGTCTTTTATTCGCTCATCTGGTTCATAGTATTCATCCCAATTTACAATGCTTACAAGGCAACTCATAACCCTGTCATTATCAACAACGTGAGATGCGGTCATCGTTAGCTTCATCTTTTCTCCTTTAATTCTCTTAATGTTTTCTCTATGAATTCAATATCGTCGTACTGTTCAAGAATCTCTCTTAAGGTTATCTTATCTGTCAGTTGGTCTATTAGTGACCACCTATCACAACTTTCAAGCTTGACCATTATCCAGTTGTCCGAAAAGTTCCAACTTGATTGTGATACCTCTATATTTTTAGCTAGAATTTCAATGTTCATTACCGCCCTTTTATTACAAGTAAATAATCTTTGTGCTCAATGAATTCTTCCACACCATATTCGAATATAATTCGATCACTTTTATAGTATGGATCAGGCACCACAGCTTCTTTGTTTATATATTTAATTCTCTCTGCCGTTACAGTTCTGTGATGGTCATTTCTTGGTATCTCGATAGCAACCTCCATATTACTATCGAAATTATTAAGTTTTTCTATTAAGTCAATTACTCTCATTATGCTACCTCGTTGTACTCCAGAGTTGCTAAGGTTCTTTCGTACTCTCTGTTTTGAATCTCTACTAGTAGTGCCATGTAATAAGCTATGTAGTGCTTGTTACCACTGCGCTTTCCATATACTAGCTCTTGGAACCTCGCCTCTTGTTTAATAAGCTCATAGTCAGTTTTAAGCTTAATGTTTTTAATCTTACTCTTAGGTTTTCTCATTCTTCTTTTTGACATTCTGTTCTCCTTGTTATGGCCATTCTAGCCTGTTTAAAAAAATACCTACTTACTCTTTCTCATCTTCTCTCTGCTTAAGAATTCAAGCACTTCTAGTTTTAGCCTTGAAAGCTCATGGAAGTGTTTCTTGTGTAACCAGTTCAGTGATGTACCATCATCTAGTCGCATGTACTGTTTCAGGTGATTCATGCGCTCATTTATATCATTCAGTATCTCATCTTCTGAACTCATGGTTCCTCCTATGTGTTGTTGTCTTCGTTGTTCTCTCTATCTAGGCAACATTCACATACATGAACCACTTGACCGGCAAACTCATATTCATGTAACTCTTCAAATATAAATGGTGTATCGCAGAAGTAACATATATCAGCATCATCATCATAACCACTTTGTAATCTCCAATTATCGTAATCTATATAACCCATGCTTCCCTCAGTTCGTTACTACGTGATTTGGTATGGTATAATAGTAACACTGATTAGTATTACAGTCAAGTACCTAAGTTATTGATATTGCTAACTTGTTAGGGCGCAAGTGGTTGAAATTGCTGGAAAAAGGCAGAAAAAATTAAAGACTCCAGTGGGCAAGTATGTGAAATTACTCAGGTTTTAAAGATTGTTTTAGGTCGACTGAGAAAGTCTTATCTATATAATGGTCTAGGATGATCTGCGGAGTAAGACCTTTGTCTTTAAGTAACTCAAGCACCTCCGAGTTTATCCTGATAGATTTTACGGTGTCCTTTTTCATTTCACTTACTTTCATACTTTACCCTTTTGGTATTACTTATTTAATTACTAACCTGTAATTTTTATTTTGACAATATTTTTCATAAAGCGGTAAAGTTTTCCTAAAGGAGTTGTTATGAATAGCAAGATAAAGATCGTTGAAAAGATTAAAGTAATGGAAGTTGGCTCGCTTCGCATGGATGCGCAAAATGCAAGGTCGCACAGCGAGGAGCAAATACAATTACTAGCAGAGGCAATTAAGGAGTATGGGTTTAACAATCCAGTTGTGATCGATGACAAAAACGAAGTAAAAGCAGGGCATGGAAGAATTATGGCCGCAAAACTTTTAGGGATGAAGAAGGTTCCGACTGTTTATATTGGTCACTTAACAAAAGAACAGCTCAAGGGTTATGCCTTAATGGATAACAAGATCGCACTCATGTCTACTTGGGATGTTACGAACTTAAGAAACACCCTAAAGTATCTCGACAACACTGAGTTTGATTTAAAGCTAACTGGCTTTAGTGAGGATGAGGTTATGCGAATTGAGGACGACTTTACAGAACTGCAACTATCTACTGAATTGGACGAGTCAAAAGAGAGTGGTGATAATGTACAGCCAGCATCGGGTAAAGTGACAAAGCACGAGAGTTCATCTGTGAATATAACCCTCATAATGTCACCAGAGCAAAGAGAAATTGTGTTAAAGGCAATTAATATTGCTGGTGATGGTGTGGAGATAACGAGTTATGGAGAGGCAGTATACATAATATGCAAAGAATATTTAGATATAGGAGGCAATAATGAAGAACAGTAAAGCATTTTCACATTTCGCATGGGTTAACGGTTTGATTGGCGAGTTAGATAGGGTATATCCAAGCTACTTGTCGTCATACACAAAAGAAGGCATCGTCCTGAATAAGCCCGAGGATACTCATTACATTTACAATCACAAAGGAATTTGTCAGGTTCTCTATAATGATAGTTTTTATTATTTACATGAAGGCGAGTTTGCGTGTGTGCCAGGTTCAACAATGACCAGAGGTGGAGAAGGCATCATTATCTCTAGGGAAAATAGCAAGGCAATGTTTCAGATCGGTGGACCAGTTGAGCACGAAGGACGCTTAAAGTACATTGATGGGTGCACAGATACTTGTTTGATTCAACCTTGGAAGCTAGGTGAACCATGCTTAAACTTACTTTACTTTCCAGAGGGTATAGATCAAACAGAGCATACTCATCCGTCTGATAGAATTGGAATGGTTTTGAGCGGAAAAGGTGAATGTGTTGCAATGAAGGAAGATGGCACAAGAGAGGTTATTCAACTTGAGGAGGGAATGATCTTTTGCATCCATACAGATGGCCTTCATAAATTTAGAACATTAAGAGGTAGCGATATGAGAGTTTTGGCATATCATCCAGATAGTGATTTTGGTCCAACAGATGAAAATCATCCAATGATAAATAAAACTATCGTTAATGGTGTTAGTGCAAGCCTTATTGATGAAATCAGGACTCAGTAATGAGAACGTATAAGAAAGATTGGCAAGAAGAAAATGTTTACGAGGCATCGGTTCGTAGAATTGAAAAGCTCTATGATCTCTTTGACACTATAGTAGTTTCTTTTTCGGGCGGCAAGGATAGCACTGTCGCCCTCAATATCGCACTTGAAGTTGCTAAAAAGCGGAATAGGTTGCCTTTGATAGTATATTCAATCGATGAAGAGGCTATTCACCCAGAAACAGTGGAATACATGGAAAGGGTTGCTGCAAATCCTGACATTGATTTTAGATGGTATTGTATTCCGGTAGAGCATAGAAATGCTTGCTCAAGAAAGCAGCTGTATTGGTATCCATGGAACCCTGAAAAAAAAGATCTTTGGGTTAGACCATTGCCGGAAGGTGCTATCACAGAGCTACCAGAAGAATGGATGTATTACAAACCATTTCCAGAAATAGCACCTTTTTTATTTCCAGCAGATGAATATGGCTCTGTTGCTGATGTTAGGGGCTTAAGAGCAGATGAGTCTTTGAGACGATACCAAGCCGTTGCAAGTAAGTTAGAGGATAATTGGATTGCTAAACCACGAAACGGCAACAATAGCCCTACGTCACCAATCTATGACTGGACTTCATTTGATATTTGGATGGCCATGAAAACCTTTGGTTGGGATTACTCAAGAGCTTATGACAAGATGACAATGTTTGGTATGCCTCTTGTTCAGCAAAGAGTTTGTCCACCATTTGGAGAGGAGCCTTTAAGAAACTTGAGAATGTATAAAGTATGCTGGCCAGAAATGTGGGATAAAATGGTAAACAGAGTTCATGGTGCGAATACAGCTGTACAGTATTGCGACACTCAGCTATATTCGTTTGGAAAGGTAACTTGCCCACCAGGTTTAACTTTTAAAGAGTGGACATTCAAATTGCTTGAACTATACCCACCTGAGAACCGAGACTTAATCAAGAAGAATATTCTAAAAATGATTAAGATGCACAAAAACAAGACCAATAGACCAATCCACGATTCTGAACCAGATGAATATACGGGAATAAGTTGGAAGTATATAGCTATGATTGCAAATCGTGGAGATACAAAAGGTCGTCGAGCAGGAAAAGCAGCTGCGAATACAAAAACTACAGTGAGTAACGAAGACCTAGATAGTGGTACGAGGTATTAGTGAAGACACTTCAAGAAGTAAAAGATGAGCATATTATTTATGCCTATCGGTTTTTAAAGTTCAATAAAACAAGAACAGCAAAGGCCATAGGCATAAGTGTTCGAAGTCTACAGAGTAATATAAAAAGAATTGAAGCCAAAGGTGTGGACTTTAGCAAAATTACTCTTGAGGTCAGCAATAGTGATACCGAAGAAGGACTCGAGTGCTACGAAACAGAGGAAAGAATATTTCCAACAAACGAAGAAAGAATTGCTCACATGGATTATCTAACAAGAGGATGGAGAAAAACTTATGACTAGACTAGCAAAAATTGACAAGAATATGAATGCCCAACCAGTATCAAGTGTTGAATGGGTGCATAGAGATACATTAAAGCCTAATGATTATAATCCGAACAAGGTTGCACCGCCTGAATTAGAGTTGTTGATCACTTCAATACTGGAAGATGGATGGACACAACCCATTGTTAAACTAGCGGACTTAACTATAGTTGACGGTTTTCATAGATATACTGTCTCAGGGGATGAGAGACTGCTTGAGAGGTTTGGTGGTTGGGTTCCCACTGTGACTGTCTCAGTGGACGACGTACACCGCAAAATGAGCACAATTAGACATAACAGAGCTAGGGGTGCTCATGGAATTATGCCGATGAGTGAAATCGTTAAAGGCATGGTCGATGACGGAGTGAGTAGAGAAGAAATTCAAACCCGATTAGGTATGGAAGATGAAGAGGTTGATCGCTTAATTGATAGAGCTGGTCAAGCTGAAATCTCAACAAGAAAAGTTGATGGTTTTGGAAATTCTTGGAAACCTGGTGAGGGAAATGAAAAGCCGGAGGTGAGGAAATGAAGCATGTTGTCGATGTTGAATTTGTAACAGATAACGAAGATGGACTATGGTCCAAGGGAATGACTGGAACAGTTGAAAGACTATCCCTTGAGAGTAAGAATGGTTTTCACGAGGTTCATATTCAGGAAGAAGGTAATTCCTCAATTGTAATTGCTGGAGCTACAGACTTTGCCGTAACCGTAAACAAGGAACCAGTATTAAGGCCAGAAGAAAAAAAAGGAGCTCTTGATATTCAAGTTGGTGGTGGTCACTATAAAGATATGGCCATACAGCCAGTTGAGTTCTGCTTTAGAAACAAGTTAAATAACTGCCAATCAGCAATAGTAAAATATACCTGTCGCTATAAGTCAAAGAATGGACTTGAGGACTTAAAAAAAGCCAGACATTACATAGATTTGCTAATTGCCATGGAGTATGGAGAAGAATAATGCATGCAGCAACACCAATTGAAACAGAATATACTAATACTAAACTAAAAGGATATGACGACATTCCTGATTTACCAATTGTTAAACTTGAAGGGGCTATATGTTCTACTTGGAAATTTAACTTCTGGGATAGACTACTAATCTTGTTTACTGGTCAGGTTCACTTACATGCCCTAGGGAATACTCACCCTCCTGTTGCGCTGCTTTCAAAGATAGAGTTTATCACACAAGATTAATGATCTAGTGCATTGAAAGGTTTTATATTACACTATATTAGAGGTAAGTAGTATGGATAAAGACGAGAGAATACAACAAATCATAAATGGAGAACGTCATCCAGCAGATAAATACAGGGAAGAATTTGCCCTTGAATTGATAATTCACATGAGAAATGGAAAGTCTTTCACTTCATTTCAAGCACTATTGTACGATAAGTATAATGTCAGAATAACTAAAAAGACTTTATATAATTGGAGGGATAGGCATCCAGAATTTGCTGAGTCAATGGAGATCGGTAAAGCTGTTGCCTTGAACTTCTTTGAAAACCTACTTATCAGTGCGTCAACTGGAACAATGCCAGAAATCCTAGAGAAAAAGAACTCTAAAGGCATAAACCTATCAGGTGTTATTTTTGCCTTAAAGACAAGGTTTTTTCGGGAGTATGGTGAGAATGTTAAGCTACAAGGTAATGAAGAAGCTCCACCTATCAAGCATTCACACAAGATCGACCTCGACACATTTCAAACAGCAGACCTTGAAACCATGCTAGAAATCGTTAAGAGAAATCAGAGTGGTGAATAGTGTTTGCTGAGCGTGAGATTTTAAGATCACTCGCAAAGAGAAAGATCATGCATTTCACCAAATACACATGGCCGGAATATATTGTTAACTGGCACCATGAATTACTTGCCGAAAAGCTCGATCTATTTGCTCAAAAGAAAATACCTAAGTTGTTAGTAGAGATGCCTCCTAGGCACGGGAAGTCTGAGTTAGTTACTAGACGACTCTCCTCGTTCATATTAGGACAAAACCCAGATCATTCAATTATTGGATGTTCTTATTCGGGTGACCTGGCAAGTGAAATGAATACCGACATACAGTCCATTATGTCTACTCAGGAATATAATGAGCTATTCCCACATACGCTACTACCAACACCGAGCGGCAGATCACCAATACAAGGTGATGACAATAACTACTCTAGGAATAAATCAAAGTTCGGTGTTGTTGGAAAGCGTGGTGGTTACAAAGCTGCAGGTGTAGGAGGATCCATCACTGGTAAAGGTGCAGACTTTTTGTTGATAGATGACCCTTTCAAAAACTCTCAAGAGGCACAGAGTAAGGTGATACGAGAGAAGGTGTGGAAATGGTACACATCAACAGCCTTTACTCGTCTTGAGAAAAACGGTTCTGTATTGCTCACTATGACACGATGGCACGAAGACGATCTTGCAGGAAGACTCCTTGAGAAAGAAGGTGATGAGTGGGTGCGCATCTCACTCCCTGCAATAAAGGAAGATAACTTAAACCCTATCGATACAAGAGAAGTAGGTGAAGCCCTATGGCCATGGAAATATAATGAGGAGAAGCTAAAAAGCATTAGGAAAACAGTCGGGGAAAGAGATTGGATTTCACTATACCAGCAACGTCCTGCTCCAGAAGAGGGTGGCATTGTCAAAAGAAAATGGTTACAATACTACAAGAGAAAGGATTGTCCTGAGTTTGATTTCAAAGTTATGTCTGTGGATGCTACATTTAAGGACGCTCAGAACTCGGATTTTGTTGTTATATCCCTATGGGGAAGAAAAGGCACAAATAAATACTTGATCGATCAATATAGAAAGAAGATGGGTTTTACAGATACTAAAAGAGCAATAAAGACTATGTGGGAAAATCATCAAGGCATTCATGCAGTATTAGTTGAGGATAAAGCCAATGGTTCTGCAATTATCGAAACTTTAAGAGAGGAAATTCCTTGCATTATTGCTATAAACCCAAAAGAGTCAAAAGAGGCAAGGCTATTTGCAGTGTCAACTGAGTTCGAAGGTGGGAATGTTTTTCTCCCTGATGATGCAGAGTTCACACCTGAGTTTGTAGAAGAGCTAATGTCATTTCCAAATGGAAAACATGATGACCAAGTTGATTCATGCACTCAGGCTCTTATATATATGAAACAGAGGAAGACACCTAGTATATCAGCACTATAAGGAAGACTATGAATTTAATAAACAGTATCAAAGGAATGTTTGCAGCACCAAAAAGTAGCAGTTCTGTCACACTCATGAACACTGGTCCACAACCAGTTACTCCAAATTGGAATATGGATGACTACAACGAGGAGGGTTATAAGAAGAACCTCGTCGTATTTAGGTCAGTGAATATGATTGCTGATGCATGTGCAGAGATACCATTTCTGCTATTTAAGAAAACTCGCGGTGCTAAAACTATGCCCGAGGAGATATTAAATCATGAAATACTAAACCTACTAGAAAAGCCAAATCCATCACAGTCGGGTTCTGATTTTATTAAGTGGATAATCAGTCATTACTTAATACAGGGAAATACTTATGTGAGAGGGATAGCTCCAACTGGTAAACCACCTAGAGAGTTGTGGGTTTTACGGCCAGATCAAATGTCCGTGATACCAGGTGCATACGGATTACCTCGTGGGTATGTACAGACAATAAATCGTGACAAGAAATTCTACCCAAGTGATCCAGTAAATGGAAAAAGCGAGATCATGCATTGGAGAACATTTAGTCCTAATGATGACTGGTTAGGTATGTCTGCAGTTGAAGCAGCTTCATTTAGTATTGACCAGCAAAATACAAGTAATAAGTGGAATCTAGGATTACTAAACAATAGTGCTAGACCATCAGGAGCCTTTGTTGTTCAGAGTGAGGGTGGTTCTCGCCTAACACCAGAACAGAGAGGCGATCTTAAATCACAAATAACAGAACAGTACTCAGGTGCAGCAAATACTGGTAAGCCAATTTTACTCGAAGGCGGTCTGACTTATCAGGAGATGGGATTAAGCCCTAAAGATATGGAGTTTTTAAACAATAAGAATGTTACAGCTCGTGACATAGCTCTTATCTTTGGGGTACCACCTCAATTGCTTGGTATTCCGGGTGACAACACTTACTCCAACTACCAAGAGGCAAGGCTTGCATTTTACCAAGATACAGTATTGCCAATGAGAAAGAACTTGAGGAGAAATCTTAATGCGTGGCTTGTCAAGTCGTTTGATGAGTCATTATACCTAGAGGATGATAAAGACTCGATTGATGCGCTTGCACCTATTAGAGAAATGGAGTGGAGTAGAGCGCAAACATCAACATGGCTAACAATAAATGAAAAAAGGGAATTAACTAGATATGGAAAATATGAAGAAACTGACAGTCCAGCAGATATGCTTTTTGTTCCTAGTGGTCAGCTACCCCTCTCTATCGCAGGGGATGTATCTTTCACGACTGAAGAGCACGATAGCGACACATCCGACTATGAAGAAGAAGAAGAGGAAGAGGACGAGACTAGCGAAGATGGCAAGCAAGTTCTACAATCACAAGTAATCTTCAAGAGCGGAAAGCATTTCAACATAACAAGTCACTCAGCTAGACGTGCATTTCAAGCGAGACAACTAAGAAAGAGAGCAAGGCATGAGTCGCGATTTAGGTCACATCTTAAGGGTGTATTTCAAAAGGAAATGATTGAACTAACTGGTGCTATCCAAGACACTCCAAAAGAACTAATTGAGTTCACTGTAAATGGAATACTTGATGAGACTAGACCGTACTTCGAGACTGTTATTAAGAATAATTTAAAAAGCATAATGCACTCATGGGGTGGTGAAGTACTATCTATCCCTAAATCTATGCCTAATTATATTGAGTCTAAGCAGTCCTTGAGAGAAAGCAGGCTTGACCATTATATAGAGGAATACATCAGGGCAAAATCAATTGAGAGGGCAACCAGTATATCGAAAACAACATCGAGAAAGCTTAAGAGAATTTTAAAGAAGGCTCTGGCCGAAGATGATGGCCTGACTAATATTCAAATTCAGAAACTAATTACTGATGCATACAAGTCGTTCTCTCCTACTAGAGCATATACCATAGCTACAACAGAGACACACAGTGCATCAATCAGCGCAAGCCTTAGAGCTGCTAAAGAGACAGAGTTACCTACCATGAAAAAGACTTGGATTAGTGATCTTACAAGCACGGCCAGAGGTATGAATTCATCTGACTCAACCAATCATGTTTCAATGGATGGTGTGTCAATCCCAGTTGATGAGAAATTTGTTGTACCGAGCAAAGATGGTTCTGATATAATGGATGGACCTGGCGACTCGAGTGCACCAGCAGATCAAGTAATACATTGTAAATGCGTACTAACATTTAACACATCAGAAGGAGAGTAAGATGCTAAATAAATTTTTAACAGTACCCTTTGAGATAAAGGCTGCAACAGAAGAAAATGGAAAAGGTGTTATCGAGGGATATGCGTCAACTTTTGGAAATATTGATCTAGGATTGGATATAGTGGACAAAGGTGCTTTTGCCAAGACACTACAGGAGAACGGTGGGAAAATACCTATTCTTGCAGATCATAACCCAAGTAAACAGATCGGGTGGAACCTTGAGGCCACAGAAGACAACATAGGTCTAAAGGTGCGAGGCGAATTAGATATTGAGAATAACCAACTTGCAAAAGAAAGGTTCTCACTTGCTAAAAAAGCCAAAGAGATAGGTGCAAGCTTTGGTCTATCTATTGGTTATATGACCATCAAGGAAGAACCTGACTCGGATAATCCAGCAGTCAGAAGACTAAAAGAGGTTAAATTACTAGAATACTCTTTTGTTACTTTTCCCATGAATACACAGGCCATGGTTACAGCTGCAAAGCATTGGAATGCTGGCTTTGACCAAGACATAATGGAGGGGGTTGCAAAATTATTAGAAATGGGTCACACTAAAGATACTATACTTAAGGCACTTGAAAAAGCCGCCGAAACTAATAATAAGCCGAGCGAAGATGCTCACTTAGTTTTAGAAAGTATCAACAAAGTTAAAAATATTCTATCTTAGGAGAAAACATGAGTTTAGAAATTAAAAATGCTATTGACGAACTTGGAAAGCAATTCAGCGCTTTCAAGGACGCTAACGACGCAGAACTGAAAAGAGTAAATGAAAAACTTGACGGTGCATCGGATGAGGCATCCCTTAAAAATCTTGAAGAAATGATGTCAAAGTCTGAAAAAGCTATTGAGGATATTCAAGTTGCTATGCAGCGCGAGTCAAAGCAAAAACTTTTCAATGATGCAAATGCCGATAAAGAAGTTAAGAAAGCTGTTTCTAATTGGATGCGTGATGGTAAAGTTTCGACGGAAGAAGAAGCTTTAATTAAGTCCGCTTTCCCAGAAGAAATGAAAGCATTGTCTGTTGACAATAATCCTGCTGGTGGTTACACCGTTAGACCTGCAGTTTCAAATGAAATTTCAGAAAAGATTTTCGAAAGCTCTCCTATTAGACAACTGGCTGATGCAGAAGTAATAAGCACTGATGCATGGGAAGAGTTATATGACTACGGTGAGCCTGATTCTGGATGGGTTGGTGAAACTGAAGCTCGTACTGAGACTAACACTGCTAATGGTCTTAAGATGATTAGAATTCCAGTTCATGAGCTATATGCTAGTCCTAAGTTAACTCAAAAAATCATTGATGACTCGTATATTGATATTGAGTCATGGCACCAGAAGAAAGTTATTGACAAGTTTGGTCGTCAAGAAGCTTCTTCTTTTGTAACTGGTGATGGAGTTAAAAAACCTAAAGGTTTTCTTTCTTATGCTGCTGGTGATGGCTTTGATAAGATTGAGCAGGTTAATTCTGGTTCTGCCGGAGCATTAACAGCTGATGGTCTTATCGATCTTCAAAACGCACTTCTTGAGCAGTTCCAAGCAAATGCGAAGTTCTTAATGAAAAGATCGGCTGCTGGTCTAGTTAGAAAGCTAAAAGATAGTCAAAATAGATACCTATTCTCAATCGATCCTGCTGCTGCATTAAACGGTGGTCAAGCATTTAATTTATTAGGTGCTGGTCTTGTTTATGCTGATGGTATGCCGGCCGTAACTGCAAATGCTCTTTCAGTTGCATACGGTGACTTTAAGCAAGGTTACAAGATTATTGATAGGGTTGGGATTAGAGTTATTAGAGACATCTACACTAGCAAGGGTAATGTAATCCTTTACACTACTAAGCGAGTTGGCGGTGGTGTTCATAACTTCCAAGCTATCAAGGTTCAAAAAATTAGTGCTTAATATTAATGGGGAGTTCGCTCCCCTATCATAAAGGGAATAACTTATGAATAAAGACATTTATAATTCACTAAGTCCAAAGCAAGCAATTGCACCAGCGGCACATACTGCTGATGTAACTGGTCTTACTGTAGATCGTAAAGATGCAGAAGCCAATGTCATTGCTCTTAATGTTGGAACTATCACTGATGGAACTCACACTCCTAAATTGCAAGAGTCAGATGATGACTCAGCTTGGAGTGATGTTGCAGCTGATGACCAACTAGGAGCTCTTGTTGCTTTATCTTCTGATGAAGTACAGAAGGTTGCCTATAAGGGTTATAAGAGATACTTTAGAGTATTTGTAACGGTTTCTGGAACTACTACTGGTGGTGTTTATTCTGCTCAAGCAGTACTAGGAAAACACAAGGCTGAACCAGTTTAATAGAGTTTGACACTTGATGAAACAAGTCTAAATATAGGTCAGTGGCATACTTAGGTATCTACTGACCTTTTTTTAATGAGGTATCTATGCAGATCGAAATAATTGAAAGTATAACAGCTCATGACCAACACGAAGATGGTTCCATGATGGCCGCTAAAAGATATGAGGCAGGGAAAACCTATGATGTAAGTAAAAGCCTTGCAAAAAACCTAATAGCGTTAAAGAAAGCAAGAAAGCAATTGATGATACTGCCATCACAGAATGGCTTAAAAAAAAAGCGAAGTCTCTGGGAGTGGCTCCTGAGAATAAGGCGAGATAATGAATCTTAAAAGAATTGAAGATCCCGTATCGTTGGCCATTGATTTAAGTGAAGTAAAAAGTCACATGAGAGTTGATGGAACCGACGAAGATACTTATATAACTACGCTTATTAGAGCAGCTACTTCACTGGTCGAGGACTATTTGGAGCGATCACTCATAACTCAGAAATGGAGAAAGACTTGGGATGGATTTCCTGTCTTTACCAGATCAAGTAATGATTGGTTTAATGGTGTGAGAGAAATACCAGTATCTTTCGAAAGTAAAACTAAGAATTATTTAGAATTAAATCGTGGCGAACTTATCAGTGTTGAACAGTTAGTTACAGTTGACTCAGGTAGTAATGAGACTGTTTTTAGTGCAGCGAATTACTATCTTAATAAAAATTTAAGACCTCGTGTAATCCTAAATGATGGCTCCTCATGGCCAGTGAGTCTTAGAGATCACGATTCTGTTTACGTGGACTATACGGCAGGATATGGAGCTACCAGCAGCGATATTCCTCAAGCTATTAAGACAGCTATTGCGATAGTTGTTACTGCGCTATATGAGAATAGATGCCCAGAGGGTGCTGGAAATAAAGAGATTGCGTATTTAACTATGGGAATGCTTGGTCCGTACATGATAAGAGAGTTATAATGGCGAAAAAATGCAGCGCAGGAGATTTGAGAAATAGAATTAAGTTCGAAGAGCGTACTCTCACTCCTGACTCCATTGGTGGGAGTACTGAGTCATGGGCAGTGTTCTATGAATGCTGGGCAGAGATAAAGCCAGCTAATGCAAGTCAGGTTTGGCAAGCAAGGCAAATAAGCCACAGAATTACTCACAAGATTAAAATTAGATACACCACAGGTATTAAGGCAGACATGCGAATAAATTTCGGTGGTCGTATAATGCAGATCAAGAAAGTTATTAATGTAGACGAGCGAAATACTTGGTTAGATATAGAGGCGAATGAGGGTGATGCATCATGATGGATGTAAAATTTGATACATCCAAGTTTGAGGAGTCGCTTAAGAAGACTGAGAAAGAGTATGTTAAAAAAGCAAGAGAAAGAGCTCTTACTGCTGCCTATGGTGTCCATGCTGAGGCAGTGAAGTCGATACAAAAGACCTCAACTGGGAAAAGGCAAAAGAGGTATAGAAATGGAAGATCAAGAGTTGTTGTATCTTCTAAACCTGGTGAAGCTCCCAATATTGACTCAGGTGCTTTAATAAGATCAATGGCCGTAGATTTTGACAATGCAATAACAACTGCTATTGTAAGAGTAAGAATAGCTTATGCCATTGCACTCGAGTTCGGCACCAAGAATATGAAAGCTAGACCCTTTTTAGGTCCAGCATTTAAGAAATATTTAAAGATAATTAAAAATAAGAAATGGTAATGTATGAAACACCTACAAGAAGAATTGCAACCAAGCATTTATAACACTCTAAGTAGCGACATTGAGCTTAATACTATGATAAGTGGTGTGTTCGATTATGTGCCAGATGAGCAGGAGTATCCATATGTGGAAATTGGCGAAGATAGTTTTACTTCTTTTAATGGCCATAACTTTAATGGATTCAGTGGTGAGACTACAATAAGGTGCTATGATAGCAATACATCATCACTCAAATTAAAACAAATTCAATCAAGAATTTACGAGCTATTGCATGACTCTTCTTTTTTGCTTGATAGCTTTAAAAAAATAAATTTTAGGTGTAAACTAACTACAAGCACTGTTGATAACGACAATATTACACAGAACGGAATACAAGTTTTTGAATTTATATTTGCTGAAAAATAACCTTCGGAGGAAAAAATGGCAGGAGAAAAAGCAGGGATCAAGCTTCTTTTAGAAATTGAAACAGCTACTGATGTATATACACTACTTGGAGGTCTTAGATCAAAGAGTATCA